TAGAAAAGTCTAAGGCTTTTTTTAATCTTTCATCCATAATAGTAATCCGTAGTTGTACTACTATTTAGATAAATTTTTAGTGGACTATGTTAAGTTTGAACCAGCGTCTGTGCTGTGTGTTGGTGTAGGAAGCTCAACGTATGTCCCTGTAGGACGTAATTGAGTAATTGTGCTGTTTAAAGTACCTAGTACATCTTCATCGTAGTTTGGATTACCAGTGTTTGCGTCATTCCATTCTGCTTGGAATTGGACTTGAGTAGTACCAACCAATTTAGCTTTTAATGTATAGTTGTTGGCCGCATATAAACCAGTACCTGATTTAGTAAACAATGTCTGGAAAGCTGTTGTAAGATCATGAAATCCTACTGTTGAACCTGATCCTGATCCTGTTGAGCTAGTTGATGTGTACCCCATCTTAATAGTTCCCATGTTAACAAGCATACCCATCCAGTCAATAGTTTTTGCACTAGAGCCTAAGTATGTAATGTTACTTGCAAAACGGATTTCTCCACCTGCATTAAAAAACTGTCTTCTATGATCAGATGTGCTAAACGTTACGTTTAGTAAATGTATTAATGTACCATTCCAGTTTGATGTATAAGTTGCGGAAGTTGTTGCTTCTGCTGTTGCCTGAGAGGCGTGTATTTGAAACTTTTCGTTCTCTAAGGTAGTTGTTAAATTTTCAAACTGTGCAACACCCTTCTTATTAATAGTGTCGCTGTCTAAAATAGTATCTGTTGAACTGATAACTGCTATTTGACTTGGTGCTGTACCTGTTTGGTGTACTCTACCATTAGCAATATCTGTGTAAAGTGTTGACATATGAGTTGCATTGATTACATCTGATGCACCTACTTGGCTTGAATTCAGCGACTGTCCGTATCCGTCATCGCCGGAACCTGTTCCCATAATAGTTGCTACTCTTGATTGCAAGTTGTTATACCTTGCCGCTGTAATAATATCGCCGATTGCCATTTAATTTATACCTTTAAAAATACTTCTACTAGTTTTTCGCCGTCTTTGTCATCATTTTCTAGTGCAATACCAATCATTGTACCGTGTCTATTATCTTGATTACCTATTCCGTCCATTGCTGTGTAAATAGGCTCACCTTTAACAATAAGTCCTTCAACTCTAACTGGCACTCTACCTTTAAGTGCAACTGCTTGACCGTCTGCTTCTGCATTCATCAAGTAAGCTGGTTTCTCAGATATAACTCCGCATGGTATTTCACCTTCGCCGCAAGCCTCCATCTCAGCATCAATGCTTTCTTCTTGATCAGCTTTGACTACTGTCATAATAGTACCTACTGGATACTCTTCTTTAGTTGTGTATTTCTCTGCCAAGTCAGCGTATTGTGCCTGTGTAGCTGTACCTGTAAATAAGTTTGCTACCAAGTTACCTGAACCATCTCTAACTGCTACTGTATCATTAGTTGCCGCTGTTGATCCTGAACGGTAATTTGATCCAACTGCTAATGTTGAAGCCTGTGTTGCCAGTCCTGCAAATGAAGTTGCGTAAACTGTTGCAAATTTATTACCAGACTTACCTATGTTATAGGTATTATCTGCACCTGGGTGCATACCAGTTGATTCAATCGCTAACGGTTGTGCAACTGTTCCTACTGAATCATCAACTTTAATTTTAATTACTGTACCTACGTCGTTTTGTATAACACCTTCGTTATCATTTTCAACGTAAATTTTAAGATCGTTGGAATCACCAATTGAAATACCAGCATCTGCAAAGTTAACAAGTGAAGTAAATGATCCTGATCCTGCTAATGCAAAATCTGAAGCAGTATATCCACCAAGTTTTAATGAGTTACTTGCTGTACCCCAGTAGTAATCTGTAGTACTTGTAACACCGCCTGTTGCGTTTTGTGTATTTCTTAGGGTTATTCCTTTTTTAACAACGTCAAATCCTGTAACTGCGTTAGTTGGATCTGTACTATCAATAGTAAATGAAACTGCACTAATCATATAAATGACTTCGTCGTTAACAATGGCTTGAATGACTAGTCTATTTGTGCTTGTTGTATCTCTTATAGTTACAGTTTTCATCTGTGTTACACTAGTACCTGAACCTTGTGGTCCAACTAATACGTAACCAGTTCCGTTGTATGCGTATAATTGTTCGTTTGTGCTATCCCACCATAAATCACCAGTAGCTAAACCAGCCGGTTGTGTTGCACTTACTTCTGCTCCACCTGTTGTTCTAAACTTAGAACCATCATAAAATTTAAGTTTAGATGCTGTAGCATCAAACCAAACTTGTCCTGAAATCGCTTTAGGTGGTTGTGAAGTTCCGCTAAAGTTTTCTAGCAGATGTAAAAAATTCTCGTTTTGTATTTCACCGTATCCAGCGTAGTTTTTACCTACTAACTTAATATCGGTAGTTTGGTCAACAGTTCCGTCTTCGACTGTTGTCAAAGTAACGCCACTGTATCTATCTATAGTATATGCCATTGTTATAAACCCCTATAATGTTATTTATCTTTTACCATAGTCCGCCACTGCTACCTAGATCAGTGTCAAACACCCAAGATCCAGCTTGAACCTTGAATCTTTTTAAACCTCTAGCCACTGAAGCATTAACAGTACCTGAAGCATTACTAAACGCAATATCCTGTAAAACACTTTCATTCTGTACACCATTTGAGTCTACAGCAATGAATGATTTACTTGCAACCGTGTTTACATCAATTCCACTAACTGTTGCTCCAGTTAATGTGCTTGTTGGAACATACGCATATGATCCTGTCTTTTTAGTTGCCGCCGGATAAATGTCCTCAATAATTGTAGCAATATTGGCATTACTTAACCCTGTAATATCCAATGGTACAATAACTGGCTCATTATCTAGTGAATCATCTACATAAAATTTAGTTGCGGCATCAGTATTAGTTGTAGGTTCAGCTAATCCTGTAATTTTTTGGTTATTAGTAATAGTAATTGAACCATCACTTGTTATTTGCAAACCGCTACCTGATGTAGATATTGCATAGTTATTAATTGTTACGTTGTCAACTGATAGTGTAGATAATGTACCTACCTGTGTCAAGCCTAATGCTGATGTTACAGTTGATCCTAATGCTGTTTCGTTTAATACTTCGTTTCCATTAACCTTGTAACCTTTAGTTACTGCCAAGTCAATGTTTTCACTTGATGTCCAAGCCTGTTCAGTATTACGCCATAAAAATTCTTTATCTAAGTCTGAAGATTTAAGAATAATACCACCACCGTCTACCGCGGCATTGTTACCTGTTGAACTATCTGATTGTATAGCAAGTTCAATGTTCTTGTCTTCAACTCTTAAAACTGTTGTTTCTACTGCTAAACTTGTACCACCAATGATTAAGTCGCCATCAATTTTAGCATCTCCGCCCACGTGTAAAGTGTACTGTGGAGAAGTTTTAAACAATCCTACGTGTGATTCTGATGTATCAACTACGATAGCATCAAGGTATCCAGTTGGTTGTCTAACTCTAACTTTCCAGTCATGATTGGATAATTGGTTTTCAGTTACAAATGAAGTACCAATAATTTTCATAATATTGTTTTGTGCAGGTCCTATTGTAACCCCGCCACTGTTACTAACTGTTAATGCACCTGTTGTGGTACCGTTTGAGTCAGCTGGTAAAAACTGTGATGCACTCTTTTCAACACCTGCGGCGTTAATTAAGTTTAGTGCGGCATTTGATACGCCTCTGAAAACAGTTCCCGTTGATGATGCATCAATTGGAGTAAATCCTTTTTTGATTGTTCCAGTCAATCCTGCAATAGTATAACCTACTGCTGGAGTAAATTCTTCATTTGACCATACACCGTTAAGTGCTCCGCCTATGAATAATTTTGCAACCACCTTGCTGTTGTTTTGTGTATCTAATGCTGTAAATGTTTCAAACCCTGTCTTGCCTTGTTGTGCAGAGTATATAGGTCCAGCTAATTCTAAGTCTGTACCATCATAAAAATATAATTGATTCTTTAAACTGTCTAACCAAAGGTCACCACTTACAAGTGTTGCCGGTTGTGCCGTAGCAACAATAGGTCCGCCACTTTCTCTAAATGATGTTCCGTCATAAACTTTTATTCTACCTTGTGTTTTATCATACCATAACTGTCCAATTAACGGAACTGTTGGTGCTGATGTAGAAGCAAAGTTTTCTAACATCTTGATTTGATTTTCGTTTAGTGTTTCACCAAATCCTGAATAGTTTTTTCCAATAAGACCAATGCTTGACGTTGTAGTATCTAATTGTCCATCAACTAGATCTACGAGTAACGTGCCGTCAGTTTTGTTTAGTTTATAACTCATATCGCTGTATTCTCCCCGGCATAGATAATATAGTTAACAGTCATGTATGGGTTCATAACATCTATAGCTGTTCCCAATGCGTTGTTTGTTAACACACCACCTGAAGTAGGATATGCCTGACCTGCACCTGTGCCTGTCGGAGCATCGTATTGAATACCCTGTGCATCGTTTGGAGTACCTGTTACATCTCTTAAAGTATAGTACTGATCTCCACTTGGTCCTCTTAAATCGTGTTCGTGTTCTGGTAAATTATTAATTGCAATAGTTTGGTTCTGTTGTCCTTCAACACTTCCCATTGTATCGGCCGCCGCTGATGTTACAACGTTTGCTGATCCGCCACCCATGTTATCTTTACCTAGTGGGAATCTACCTCTTAAATCAGGTAATGCAAATTTACCTGCCGCTACCAATGATTGATCTTTAAAGTTGTAGCCAATCACGTTAAACAAGTTTTGATATGTTGCAATAGTTACTTCTTGTCCGTAACATAATACCCAATCAACTGGAGCAGTATCGCCACCAAATGGTGATATCATTCCAATCGGTAATGTAGGAATTGCTTTAAACAAATTAGTTCTTGAAACTTTATAAACACCAGTATCGCCTGTTACTCTGTTTAATAATATTTCGTCTGTTGATAATGAACTAGAAACTTCTGTTTTATTAGCAACAAATGTATTTGAAATCGTTGTTGTAAATGTTTTGCTACTTGCATCTTGTCCGTCAAATGTAAATGACGGTGCAGTTACATCACCATTCATTTGGAATGTTGTTGAACTTGCAAGTTTGTCTGTTGATCCAGAACGTCCTGAAACTGTTCCTGTAACGTTACCTGTTAAGTTACCTATAAGGTTCTGTGCATAAACGTTTAACCATTGTTCGTTAGCTGTACCTAAGTTACGTGATGTATTTGCGTTTGGTACAATGTTTGCTGTAGTTGTAAGTCCTGAAAGGTTTGTATCACTGCCAACAAATAGTTTCTTAGCAATACCAACACCACCTTTAGTAATAATACTTCCTGTTGATATAGTAGAAGCATCTGTAGTACCGTCAACCAATAATGAGTTTGAAAGTTGTATGTTTCCTGTAACGTCTAATGCTTGATCCGGACTTAAATTATTAATACCAACTTTAGCAGTTGAGTCAATTCTCATTACAGTCGTTGCTGAACCGTTGTTGTTTACTCTTACGTCAATGTTTGATCCTGAAGTTTGGTGACTAATAATACCCGCTTGTCCTTCAACTCCCATTGTAAAGAAACTTGAAGCACCAACTGTAATACCACCATTGTTTTTAACTGTTATCGGATATAAACTTTGTGAAGTACTGTCGTTACGCATAAAGTTTGTTGCAGGTATGCTTTCGTTATTAATAACTAATGCTTCTGCCTTTTCCGCAGTTCCGTAATATTTTCCTGCACCTGCACCTGTAATATCTGCTGAACTTAAATTAAAGCCAGGATTGATTGTTGTAAATCCTGCAATGGTTGTCTTAGGTGTAAATGCCGCTGTTGAATAAATTGCTAATGTCTTGGCACTAATTTCTATAACCAAACAAGTATAACTTACATTGTTTGTTCCAACTATTGATTCAGGCTTAACACCTGTTGACAGTCCATCACTAAATGTTGGACCTACTAATACCCAACCTGAACCTGTGTACAAGTATAGTTGTTGGTTATCAGTATCAACCCAAAGGTCGCCTGTAACTGATTGTGCCGCACCTGGTGCCGTTGTAGCTTTCTTTAATCCTGATGCACTAATCCAAGTAGTACCATCATATAATTTTAATTGATCAACACCTGCTGTATTATCATACCATAACTGTCCTTCTGTAGGATTGTTTGGTGCAGTTGTGTTTGCAAAATTTTCTAATAGGTGTAAAAAGTTTTCAGCAATAGCAGTACCATAAGCAGTTGTATTTCTGCCTGGCAGTGACAACGACGTCTGTTGGTTGATTGTATTATCTTCAACCGTTATGCTACCCTTGTTAGCAACGTCTGTATGGTTAACTGTATATGCCATCTATTACGCCTCGTTAAAACCAGTTAATGATTGTACTCTAACTGTATAATCAATCTGGATTAGTCTGTTTAAACTTTTTTGTACTGGGTGGAATATTACGTGTGTTAATAATCTACCTGTACCACTTGTTGCATAACTTACTAGTCCTAGCTCATCAAATACATATAAGCTGTCTGAACTTGTTGCGTTATCCAATGCATCTTGTCCTGAAGGTTCACCGTAGTCTAGTAAACAAGTTGCAATAATATCTGTGTAATTTGTACCACTAACATGACGAGTTTCAATCTTATTTCTTGTAGGATCTGTGTTGTTGATTGAATTGTCATCAATTACTTTAGTGTATGTTTGGTTGTACAAACTAGCATTTGTTCCTGTGCTATTTGGTGAAAGGTATGTAATAATACCAGTTGGATCAACTGATGTTCCACCATTACCAAAGTTCATGGAATATATCATTCCTTGCCCTTGGTTAGCTAAACTTTCTGCTAGTGAAATACTCATATTCTCATAGTGGATAGCATTTCGCTTATCCACAAAGATTTCACCGCTTTCTGGGTTATGTATCTTTATGTGTCCTTGCAAAAGAACTCCTGAATTGTCTTTAAAATTGTCTGTCATGTTTATATCCTACAAGTGTATTTATTTAGGTAACGCCACCTCTTTGTTTCTTAAGAACCTTCCGATGTTATTTTCTTGCAATCTTAGTGGAGTTCCGTTATCAGTCCATTTTTTACCTATGCGTCTAACCACCATTATCTTGGTGTTAATCGCTGGTGTGTCTGTTAGTGTTACTACTGGATTGACTCCATCAACACTAAATTCTGCTGGTAGTGTAATATCTCCCTCTGGACTGTCCAAATCATTGCTTGGATTGAAGGAACTTATCGCATTCTTGCGTAATCTACGTCCACCTACAAAAATCTCAAATTCGTTTACGTTGTTTGGTATAAAGTCTACAGTTACAGCTCTAGTTGAGCCATCTGCTGTAAATGTCTGTGTTCTCATCTCATCTTTATACGGTACAGTCTGGTACACACTCTGATCTAGCACCTGTGCTCCAGCTGTGTGTAGTGTTTTAATACCTGTACCTAGTGTACCTCTGCGTAACTGTCTAATAGCACCTTCTTCTTTTAGATAGTATTCAATACGTTCTCCGCC